GATCAAACAAAAGCTAGGTAAGTCCTACACTATAAATAAATACGATGGAGAGCCGAAACATATAGACGATATACATCAGTTACCTATGGACGTTGTACGTTCTGCAGTAGGTTTTTTTTTGGATTTAAGAGACGTATTACTGAGCTGTACCCTGAAGTATTCCAACCCAACGGAACAGAAGACGCCACAAATATAAAGAATAACTTCGGCAAGCGTTGGGGATGGTATCACCACATAAGAGTATTAATGGCATCCTTTAACTTTACGATGGAGCAAGCAGAAGAAATGCGAGTGCATGAGGCTTTCTTAGATATGTCCTACCATAACGACTTACACCAAGTAAGTAAACAAAAACAATAAATATGATTAAAGGGGGGTTTATATATATAGTTAAGTGTATGCAACATGAAAACACGTATAAGTACGGTTACACTAGTAATTTAAAAAGACGAATTAATCAATACAATTTAATAGATGGGTATTTTTTATGTCCTAGAGAAATACACGAAAATGAAAATAAAAAAAATAATGTGTTTAAGGATGATTGTATTAAAAAAAACAGAGTTTTTAAAAAACTAAATTGGCAATATGTTTATACTAAAGACTGTAAAGGATATCCAGCAAAAGCAGCAGAAAGTTATATACAAGCAGAGATTCAACATGAGTTTGATCCGTTTTTATTAAAACATAAGGATTGTGGTTACAATTTGGTAAGACCAGAATGGGAATATAGAACAATGTTTTTTAAAAACGACCTTCATTTTACAAGTTTTATTAAAGAAACTTTAGAGAGTTTTTTAAAAAGCTACAAAACAAGAAAGGAGTTTCTTAGACAATGCGTTAATAAAAAGTACGAACTAGAGTAAACAAAAACAGTAGGTATATCGTTCTAACTATATGAACGCATACACTCAACTCCTTAACTATCTTCTATTAATTCTATCAGCAGACATAGATATAAACACCGTTACCGAGGGCGAGGGGTTAGACAGGATAGATATAGCGAATAAAAATATTTATCCTTTGGCTCACATAGACGCTGACGATGGAACGTTTACAGAAAACAATTTCCAATTTAATGTATCTCTACAAGTTATAGATCAGATTGACTTCAACAAGATCATAAGCACCGACAAATTCACAACTAACGACAACAGACAAGATATATATAACACCTCTTTGCAATCGCTTAGACGCGCTTATAATGAGTTAGCACGTAATGCAGTTATAAGTGTTTCAGGTAATAGTACTTTTAATAAGGTAAGGAATCAAAAAAACGGCTTAATAGGTTATCAACTAGATATGCTTATAGAAGTACCTAACGATATCATGTCTATATGTCCATAGAGAAAGCCTTAGATACATTTGGTAAAAGGGTACAGCAACAATCACGATCTAATTTAACACGCCTTAAAAAAAATGTAAGCGGGAATCTATATAAGGGTACTAAATATGATTTAACCGTTAGTGCTAACTCCTTTAGCCTATCGTTTCCAATGACTCCTTACTGGAACTTTCAAGATGCAGGAGTAAGTGGTACGGAGCGTAAATTTAACACGCCGTTTTCTTACAAGACAAAGAAGCCGCCAGCACATATATTTGAATCTTGGGCAAAGCGAAAGGGAATAAAACCAAGAGGAGCGAACGGACAATTCACTACCTATAAATCATTTGGTTTTGCCGTTGCTAATTCCGTTTTTAAGAAAGGATTGAAACCTACTAAATTTTTTACTACTCCTTTTGAGAATGAATTTAAAAAGCTGCCTAATGAGATCGTTAAGGCTTACGCTTTAGAACTTGACGATCTATTAAGATTTAGCACTACTTAAACAAAAACAGTATAAATGTCGTTATAAATATATGGCTACATTCTCAGAAATAGATATCACTTTTACCGACTTTTTTGTAACAGACTCAGACTTTGACGCTTTTAATATAGTTATTTTAAACGTAAGCACCGACATATCTTTTAAACTAGATGAGAGTGTAGTAACTACAAGGTCAGCAGCTAATGAATTTACACAAGGCGATAGTGCAGTTACTCAAGCACAATTTTATAAGGCTGCAATAGATGCCGACTTTGTAGCGGGTGGGGAGTATGAGTGTACTATATCAGGCCCAGTAGTTACGATAAAAAGCACCGTTAACTCTTACCAATTTCAAAATATACTAGTAGGTCAAGCTAACTTGCCAAGATTTACTACCGTGATACGTAACTACTCTATACCAGTTACAAATACCACAGGTTTACTTTTGGCGAGATCAAACTACTATCTTACTAGAGATATAACTACAGAGGCTTTTATAGAGATTAAAATGTATTTTAGAAGTGGAGCTTTTGACGATCCATTAGGTACTCCTGACTATATTAAAAAAATATTTAGACCTAGCGTCAACTGGGAATATTTCGACGTCCTTATTTCTAGGTTTGCCTTAGATTTTCTTAATCCTAAGCCAGTGTATAGCGCGATTAATGGCTCAGTAAATAGCTTATTAGGTTCAGTCGTAGCAACAACTATAACAACTTCAACGGATATAAGCACAACGCCCGCTGAAAGGCTAAAAAACGCATTAACAACAAGAGGATATTCTAAATATTCTGAGGGTATTAACTTGTTAAATGATAAAATAATACTATTAACTTCTCTTAATAATCAAATTTTAAAAGGAGGTCAGTTAATGATACCATTTATGGCGGGTAACATATTAACTATAAAAAATGATCAAGGGGTTACTTTAGATATCGAAACAAGACTTGAAGGAGACACAGCAGAAAATTCAATAGTCTATTATTTTTATGACACAGGTTCAAGTGAAAGTACCTTTTTTACGGTTAACGACACTTATATTTTTGAGGTAGTAGAAGAGTGTAAATATACGCCCCAAATAGTCTACTTCTTAAATAAGTTTGGAGTGTTTGAATCATTCACTTTCTTTAAGGCTAAAGAATCAAACGTATCATTTACAGAGGAAGGAGAGTTTAAAAATAACTTTGTGTTAGGCGGAGCGTATGATATTACCAGACACCTATACAGGAGCGGAAATAAGAACGCAAGGGAAACTATAACGCTAAACACTGGATATATTAATGAAACTCAAAATGAAGTTATTAGGGGTATTTTAAATAGTGAATATGTTTTTTTTAACAACGCAGGAACATTCATACCAGTTAACGTAGATACTAAGTCGCTAAAAGTTCTAAGCAAAATAAACGATAAGTTAATTAATTACACTATCGATTTTAAAAACTCATTTGATACCGTTCAAAATGTCTAACATTGATTTATCTTTATACATATACGAAACAGTTGAGGACGTTGTAACTCAAAAAAGATTGACGTTATTTCCTGATGAAAAAATAAGACTTAAACGCTCTATCCAATCGCTTCAAGATTTAACAAAGGTGTTTACTGACTTTACACAGTCATTTTCTGTTCCTGCCGACGACAATAATAACGCTATATTTAAACATTACTATGACGCTCAGATAGTAAACGGATTTGATGCTAGGATAAAAGTAGACGCAAGAATAGATTTAGGCGGTTTAACTTATAAATTAGGTAAGATACAGTTAAACGGTGCAAGTTTAAAAAGCAACGTACCAGTAAAATATGATATAGAATTTTTTGGCGATACAGTAAAGATCAAAGATTTAATCGGCGATGATAAACTAACCGACCTGCCAGCACTTAGCTCATACGATCACAATTACGATGCTGCAACAATAAAAACAGGCTTAGAAAATAATCTTTTTAGTGGCATTATTAAGTATCCTTTAATATCTTATAAGCGTAGGTTTTCGTTTCAAGATAATCAACTTGATAATGAAACGAATATAAATATAAAATATAATGCATCATTTACTAGCGGCATTGACTGGCAGGAATTAAAGCCAGCCATAAAAGTAGATGCAATTTTAAACGCAATAAAAACAGAATATAATTTAGACTTTACAAATGATTTTTTTGCTCGTTCTGAATGGCAAAATTTATATATGACGCTAGGTAATGGAAAGAGTAATATTAATCCTTTTAGCGGTGTAGAGGTCGAATCTTTTACTGTAAATGTTTATGCTAGAAACGGATCAACAGATTTGTTTAGGGGTAAAATGAGGGCAAGCGTTACAGTTAATAGTGGTACGCAGCCTTACAGAATGGTTTTTTTGGTTAATGGCATTACGCAATCTGAAACAGCTTTTACAACTAACACGACACAAGCATTTTCTTATGACTTTGGACTAGCTCCTTTTGATCAGTATATATTTAGTTACGAGATAGAAAGCAGTGGAGCAATAGATGCAACAGTAGTTTGTCAATATGATTCTGAATTATATATGCCACCTTTTGGAGTTGCTGAATTATTTGATACGCAAAGCACTACTACTAATTCAAATCTTTTAACTCCTCAGGTAGAGATTAAAAATCAAATCTCAGACATGAAAGTTGTCGACTGGTTTGCGGCTATTGTTAAGATGTTTAATTTAACCATTGAGCCATTAGAAAACGGCTCTTTGTTAGTAAATGATTTACCATCTTGGTACAATACTGGAAACATTATAGATGTATCTGAACACGTAGATATAGAAACGCTAGATATTGAGCGTGGAAAATTATATAACAATATAGATTTCGGCTATGAAGATCAAGAAAGCTTACTAGCTAATGAGTACGAAGCGCAATTTGGGCAGCAATTTGGTGGCTTTGAAAACGATTTATTAGGTATAGCAGCAGAAGATGAGCTTAAAATAGAGCTGCCATTTGAAAACCCACAGTTTGAAAGACTACTTCCTAGCACAAATCAGTATGGATTTATAGTGGATAAGGATTTTAACGCTTATAAAAACGCACCTTTCCTTCTTTACATACCTAACTTACAGTTAACAACGTCTAATTTGATAGGTTTTAGTGGAGATACTTACGAGTTAATAGAAAATGTTAACACGCCAAGCCATGCAATCAATTTAGTTGATGGATTTGCAGCACAATTTAACGCAGAATTTAA